ATGGATACGCCAGAACGTATAATTGGCTACGAAGTTGCGGACAGTTTGGTGGATGAATTAGACACACTGCCTACTGAAAAAGCTCGTGATGTTTGGAATAAGATAATTTCACGTAATAGGCGGAAAAAGCCAGACGGTTCACTTAATACCGTTGGTGTAGTAACAACGCCAGAAGGTTATCGTTTCGTTTACGATAGGTGGCAAAAAAATAAAACAGTTGGCTACAGATTAATAAAAGCCAATACAGAAAGCAACTCAAAACATTTGCCCGCTGGTTACATAGATAGTTTAAAGGCTATTTACCCTACTAACTTGCTTTTAGCGTATTTAGGTGGTGAGTTTGTAAATTTAACTGCTGGCAGTGTATATCACAGCTTTGATAGAGTTCTTAACGCTACATTTGAAACCATAAAAGAAAATGAGCCTTTGCATATTGGCTTAGACTTTAACGTATCGCAAATGAGCGCAGTTATACACGTTATACGTAACGATGAACCTTATGCTTTGATGGAATATACAAGCGTATTTGATACGCCTGCAATGATTAAATTGCTAACAGAGCGTCACAAAGCATTAGGGCATAAAATACACATTTACCCTGATGCAAGCTTAGGCAAGTAAGCAACGCCACCATTATGAATAGCATCTTGACCACTAGACGCATCTCTAGCGCGTTGCCATTTTTTGGCATAGCTATCGTATTGCGGGTGGGTACTATTAAGAGGCATTATATCCCTGCTAAACTTGTTTTAATTAGTGTGCGCGATTTAATCGGGAACGTGAATACAATTGGATATGTAGTCGCATCGTTTTGATGGTCATAACCAGCTTTTTTATCAGGCTCACCGTTATTGTCATACGCTTGCTTTTCTAAATTGCTTGCTACCGTAGGGCATTCTTTAACATTTACCCATAAATTGTTTATTTCAAATTGCTTGTTAGTTGATGCAATTCTGTCTTTAACGGCTGGGTTAGCACCATTAACTTTAAGCTCAAACTTAGCTTGCCTTAATAGTGATATATCACTTTCACTAGCATTGTTTGATTTACGGTTATTACCGCTTGCATCTGGGTAAACCAATATGCGATGCTCTGCAAACTTTTCTTTAATGGCGCGAATCATATCGGGCGTATCAAATAAGTCTTTTAATTCTGCTACAGCATGCCAGCCATTGGGTCTAACCACATAGATAGTAGCCGCCATTTTCATAACGTTAAAATCCATACCGATATGCAATATATCTTTAGGCTGTATTGTTTCTGTGCTGTTATGCGTTACACGGTTATAACTACGGTAAACTGTACCTGTAGTTAAGTTTGTGAATTTACCCATTAAGTAAGCTGATATTAGCTCACTAGGATATGTATCTAACAATGATTGAATATAATCAATCGGCAAGTTAGTTGCATTGTCATAAGTGCTTGCTTGTATCAATCCGTAGCTATTAGCTAGCAATGGATTTTTTGCAACCTCTTCAACAAATAGCCTATGCGTCTCTCTAAATCCCTCTGGCGTTGTTGTTACATCTGCGCCATTTTGTATGCTTGCATCTTGCCAGCGTAAACGAGCGATAATCTTGCGCCATGCTTCTTTGGCTTTTTTAGCTTCTAAAGTATCAAGCTCATCAATATGCGCCCTACCTATTTTAAAGCCAATGATTGTGCTTGGTCGTTCCATGCTTCGGCAAATAGTAGTTCCTTTATAGAACCTGCCGTTATAAACATGAACCTCTTTGTTGCTTTCTTTAATATCTACGCGTAAGCCTAAGTTAAATGCCACTTCTTCAATAGTAGGATAATAAATATCTCTAATCTGTGGATACGAAGGTGCGAAATAACCTTGATTAACCTTTGGGTGTTCCCAATAATGCTTACAGCTTTTAACTGCGCCAATTACCGACTTACCTGTTCCATAACCAGCTACGAAAGCGGTAAACTTTTGCGGTAATGCTAAAAATTTGGCTTGCGGTATGTTAGCGTTAAAATCAGTCGTTAGGACGGCTTGCATCTTTTACGCCAATATTAACAATAGCTGGTTGCGATTGCTCATCGTCCAACTGTAAATCACGTTCTAGTTTTTTAGCCTGCAATTCATCTAAGTATGTTGGCTGTTTATCTAGCCAGCCAAAGTTTTTAAGTGCAAATATAGAAGATGCTGCGTTAGTGCCATTTACTAATCTTGATTCGTATGCGTTCTCAATAAATAGCTTTGCTCTTTTTACCGAGTTGGAAAATCCGTCATAGTTTAGGTATTCGTCAAACGCATCTCGGCTTGATAATCCTAATGACAATATCATTCCTGTAAGAGTAATAGGCTCATTAGATTGTTTGCACATATCTATGTAGCTATCTACTAGCATATCCATTGTTTCAGGACTGCTAATTGTTCTAGGTCTGCCGACTTTATTAGACGGCTGTTTTTTACTTGCCATCTTTTTAGCCTCTGGCTGATTTAATCCACTGGATTATTGCAAAAAAATACCCACACTAGGTGGGCATGGAGAAACTGGTATTTAATATTTTAGCGTCAATAATGCCCACATAGGCAAAATGACAATGTTTACACACTGGATATTAAATTGTATATGGTATTTATACTTTATTAATATTAACGTGTCAATACATTATCTAATATATTTTCAATTCTATTTAATTCTAATGTAAACGCATCTGTTTTACTTAATTCTTTTGAACCTTTGATTTTATTCTTACTACAAAACTTATGAAAGTCGTAGCCGTTTTTAATGTAGTTATAAACGATTATGTTTTGCTCACGCTTAGATAATTGAATAATAGCCCGCTCTGTCTTTATAGCATCGTTTAAGTCATATTCAGCTTTTAATTCGGCTGGTTGCCAATGTTGTGGCGACTTGTATCGACTTTCTAATGATTTACAACTTACTACGTGAAAGCGACTATCTTTAAATGCTCGCGCCCAATTTTCTAGTTTATCTTGTATCAATTACTTTTTATCCTTACTTGCAACACTAGCAGCGTGTACGTGCAAAGGAATGGTAATAATCAATGCTACTGGGAAAAAGCATATTGAGATAATGTGTAATAACCAAAACATAATTTGCCCTTATTAATAAATTAGCTACTTCGCTACGCCATTGTTGCACCCTACGTGAAGTCACATAGGCAATGTATCCGCTTTCGCTATTAGCGTTTATTGTGCTAAAGAGTGGTGATTAAATACAGGATTCGAACCTGTGTGTCCTTATGTGTGTCCTGCATCGGTACATTTGGACTTAGATGCGTCAAGCCTTAGACCTCTCAGCCAAAATAATCACCACACTTTAAAACAATAAGTTGATAGTCTTTCCTATCAGTCATGCTCATCTGTCATCAGTCAGAAAAACCAATTAAGGTATAGGAATCGAACCTATCTATTACCTGTTTACCAAAAGTCAGCAACCCATCGGAATCGAACCGCTTTATCGTTTGCCATTTAAGGCACTTTGTTAATATAAATATGCGCTTAATCTATTGCATTGTCAAGCTAAATCATTTCAAGCGTACAGCCAATATTCACACGTTTAGTGCTGTATGGAACTCTTGGAACATGACGTTCTTCAATAACTCTAGCATACGGCAAAGTCGGCAACTTTTTATCATTATGCACAATGTTACGCTCATAAGTATCTACTACAGTTTTATATTGCATAGCGTTACCAACAAAGCCATCCTGAACAACAAACCCATCACGTTCCAATTGTTTTACATCAGCACGTATAGTCATGTTTGGAAAATTAAGTAAATTTGCTAATTGAGCTACCGTGTGAGGTGTTGCGAGAACATCCAAAATGTTTTGGCGTTCAATGTCTTTTTGTGCGTAGTTGATTTTTTTCATTTTATCTATCTTTCAAATATTCATCAATTATTTTAGCCGCCTCTTGCCAGTCGTAGCAGATAACCGCTTTATGGTTAATGTTTGCATAGTCAATAAATTCTTGCTGGTCTTTACTGACTACACCCTTGCTAGCTTTCATTTCAATTACTAGCCCTGCATAGTCTTTATTAGGGCATAGCAAGATTAAATCACATACGCCCTTACGCACACCTTCACGTTTTAAAATAGCTCCTGTAACAGCGTTTCTAGCACCACCGTTAGGCACTGCAAATAGTGCAAACTCTGGCAATCCGTAGCCTTTGTGCTTAATCTTCCACCATTCAATAAGCCCGTGTTGTATTTGATGTTCGCTAGGTGCTTTCATGGCATGCTTTCAAATATTCTTTTGGGTAAACTTTAGCCAATAAATTTAATGTTTTAGTATGCGCGTCATTCCATGCTTGCGTTTTTTCTTCACGAATTGCGCTACCAAAATCTAACCAAGCATGGCATTGATGGCATAATGAGGCACAAAATTCATCACTTGCTTTAATACCCCTACCTTTACCATGTATTGCTAAGTTTGAGTGCGCACCGCATACTGTACCATCATCAACACCACATCTTTGGCAAGGTATTTTGCGGTATAGCTCCATTAATGGCTTGCTACGTAGATATTTAAATTTAGCAATCATTTAGAATAAATCCATTGTTGTTTTTTCTTTTTCAATCTCTTCAAAATCACAAATAACTATTTCGCAAACAGGACTTACGCCTCGCCAATCATCTTTATAATACGATGTGTCCATCCCACAATTGAACTCCATATTGATGCTAGTTTGCTCTATAAATTTTTTAAGTTTGTCTGAAATTTCTTCTGTATAAGAATCTTTGCCTGAATATCTAAATGGCGTAGACATTTGCGGCAATATGAACGCTCCATAATTGGCAATTCTTGAAGCAACCTCTATAGTTTTAAACTCAAACATAGAGCCTGTGTATTTTCCCTTAAATTCATCGCTTTTGATATTACCAAAAGGTGGGTTACTGATAGCCCAATCAAGGCCAGTTATGTTAAGAACTTCATCAGAAAATATGCTTGCGTTAATCCAAATAGCATCTGGAACAATGCGCTTGCCAATTCTTAAATAATCAGGATTTATTTCAACACAAATTATTGATTCAACCTTTTGCTCTATAGCATAGCTAAGTGAGCCAATGCCAGCACATAGGTCTATTACATGCCCGCCGTTAACCTCTATTGCAAAATCTCTTGCCAATCCTCTAGGCGTGAAAAATGCGCCAGCAGCAGAGTTTATATGCAAAGCCGATTCGTTAAAATTATCTAATATAAATTCTTTTTCGTAATCTTTTAAAGGTCTGTCACATTCAACTAAAGCCATTGCTTCATCGTGTGATTTAATTTCTGATTTTGACAGTTTTGCCATTTGAATTGCCCTTATTCTGCGTTGAGTGAGTAGTGTCAGCTATTAGGTGGAATAAGCACCAAATACTTAGCGCACTCCTGCGAACTGACGATTAAAACTATAATCTATCTAAATTTATATATCAAGCACTATCGGTAAAATAAAATCCGATTTCCGCGCTCCACCGTTCAATAGCATTTTGGTAATCCGACATTTCTTGCGTATTAAGTTTAGTCGTGCTTTTAATTACCTCTACCGCCTCACCATTTATTGTTTTAAGCTCACGTAAGAACTTAAATCCCATTAGGGTATGCACTTCATCAGGCGTGTGTCCGATATGTTGTCCTAGCTCGGTGTAAAGTTTCCACAGCCTACTATTTTGTTCTGTGCTACGTGTGCTTTTAAACGGTACAGCTTTAATAGTCCACCGCATATGTGGGTCTAATCGCGCTATCTGCTCGTTTAAATATTCAGCGTTGCGTGGGATTTTTTTGTCTAATATATGATTAAA